GTAGCCGTTCACGTGAACGACACCAGCCAGCGTGGCTGAGTCTTGCACGTATGCGACGCCATGATTGACCGTCGCTCCCGAATCGTAGCCATCCTGTGCCGAGGTGGCAGACCAGTGAGCACCAATTGGCGTCTTCACCGGGGGTGGGAACTCATCAATGAACTTCGAGGTCTTGACCACTGCATTCGACAGCGGGAACCGGGACGGCTCCGCTTGACCTCGTGCGCTCTCGTAGATGTCTTCAAGCGTGATATCATCGCCGGGCGTGCTGGCTCCGTAAATCACGACCTTCTCACTGTCGGTGTCTGCGAGACCGTCAGCGTACAGAGTGGACGTGCGTGATGCACTTCGGAACGAGGCGTTCCATCCAATCTCAAAGTCGTCGAACCTTGTGAACGAACCAACGGCATTCTGCCTCAATTGCTTCTGCTTCCGCCACACCTTGAACGCTTCTCGCCATGCTCGAGCACTGTTCTTGGTGGCTGGACAATGCGACACCGTGCCCGTAAAGGCCACTCCGATGTCGTTGTTCGCCGTACCTTGGGTTTGTGGGGTCAATGATGCCGTCACCTTGTGCAGATGGACGACTTGACCTTGCCGGACGTTCCGTTGGAGCCGTTGCGACAGGAGGACCGGAAGGTCCACCCACGACTCAAGGACTTGTTCGTTGGCTTGGGAAGGGGTTCCCAAGTTGTAAGACGTGCTGACTGTGTACCGGCGGGCCATGAATGACCCTACACGTCTTCACATTTCAATGTGGCAAGGGGGATTTTTCTCCCGTGATATCTCCCCCTTTGCATACCCCAAACAACGGTTCAGTGTAGCGTTTTACACTACACAGGGGCGGGGGTAATACTCCTCCCTTCGGTCGGCCCCGCCCCTACCCTTCTCGGGCTTGTGGCCTCCGGCCATTCCCTCGCCGCCTTCGGTGCCTTCGGCATCCTCCTTACGTCGGACGGAACAGGGGCTTCGCAAGATGAACTTGGAAAGCGTTGATAACCACCGGCGTGGTCGGATGGCCATGTCGACGACGACAAACATCCTGAACCAGCGAAGCCGATGCTGGGTGTTCACCCTGTGGAACCCCAGTGAAGCCGATTTAGACCACCTACGAGCCTCCGTGGGGCCCGTGTTGGGGTTGGTGGGCCTTGAGTCCCCCAACGACGCAGACAAGCGCACACACCTGCAAGGATTTGCACGGTGGAAGTCCGCACGAACCGGGTCTGCCGTCAAGAAGTGGCTTGGCCGAAATGACGTGCATCTCGAGATGCCCATCAGCACCGACTACGCCAACTGGCAGTACTGCAAGAAGGAAGGGAACGTGGTCGTCCAGTGGGGCGAAGAACCAGCCGAGCCCACGAAGACCGGCGTCGCAAGCGACTGGGACTTTGTTCGAGACCAAGTGCTCCACGGCAAGAGCATGTTGTCAATCCTTGACGAGAAGCCTCACATGACCCGCTACGTCTCCGCCATTCGGCAGTACGTCTCCGAGGTCGAAGTGAAGCAACAGGCGGCTTGGCGAGACGTGCAAACCACCTACGTCTGGGGGGCCGCTGGAATTGGCAAATCCCGGGCCATCATGGACAAGCATGGAGCCGAGAACGTGTACCGCATCACCGACAAGAAGAATCCGTGGGACGGCTACCGGGGTGAACCCGTTGTCGTGTTCGAGGAGTACCGTTCCAACTTCGGCGTGGAAAACATGCTCAATTGGCTTGATGGGTACCCCATCATGTTGCCCTGCCGCTACGCCAACAGGCCAGCACAATTCGAGCGTGTGTACCTCCTCACCAACATTCCGTTGTGGGAGCAATTCGAGGGCGTCCAACTCAACCACGCTGAGACGTGGGGGGCCTTCCTGCGACGAATTGATTCAGTCGTGCTGGGCTGTGCAAACACTGGGATGTGGCACCGATGGGCCAGCATCGCCGACTTCGCCGCCGAGCACCATCCCGCTTGGTTGCCCCTGCTCAGAGGTACTCGAGCAGTGATGGAAAACAGCCTGCAAGACCTGCTGTGAGCAAGATGAGCACCCATCGAACAGGCACGATGGCTTCGGGTTCCCCATCACCATCGGTGTCAATCTGTAATGTCAACGCTTGCGACCTCCGGGTGGCTCTCCGCCTTCGGCTCCGTGATCACCCGGCTTCTCAGCGTTTGCCCTTGCGACGGGTGCGGCGTCCTTTGGACTTCTTGGGTCCAGACCGCTTGCTTCGCTGGGTCAGCACCAGAGGCGTGCCGAGAGAGACCGTGAACGTCAAGGTGAGCACCACATCATCTTGAATGTGCGCCACCGTGTTCTCGGGGAGCACGTAGCCGTTCACGTGAACGACACCAGCCAGCGTGGCTGAGTCTTGCACGTATGCGACGCCATGATTGACCGTCGCTCCCGAATCGTAGCCATCCTGTGCCGAGGTGGCAGACCAGTGAGCACC